CCTGTGTCAATACACTGGCTTCAGTAAAGGACACCTTATACATTTCCGGTTGGCCAAATCTGGGATTCTTTGGATCAGACACTCTGGAACTTATCTTGACAACGGATTCATCAAATGCTCTGACATATAAGAGCTCTAAAGCCTGCCCTGTTGGAACAATTTCTCCTGTTTCTGTGATTCCTGGAACTGGTTGGTTCAATTCCCCACCATCATTCAGTCCAAGCAGTAATATACCAAATCTACCTATACCAGAAAGCTCATCAATACGATGTAGGTAATGGAAAAGATTGTATTTGTCTTGGAGATCTTCCCAGGCTTTCTCAAATACAGTTTCTTCAGGTTCTTCATTTTCCTCAACAATAGGATCCATTGCCCAAGAATCTTCAGGCATTAATCCCACTACTCGTTGAGCAACTCCTTCCCGTTCATACAGATATGTGTATTGTTTAATGTCAGGATTTTTGGGATACCCACACTCAACATCGATATCCCTTCTTTCATCAAATAGCTTATTCAGCAATTGTGCTCTTCCTAAGGAAGCATTCCCAAGAATTTGGTTTCTTACTCTTTCATTGTGTGTCACATCATCATTGTTCACTACTGGTTCCTTGTCGCTCATCTTCCTAATCCTCCTACTCTGACCCTATGGGCAGTTAATAAAGTAAACGCTCCAGCAACGGCATCAATTTGATCCTTGTATTTTGAATAAGGGAAGAATTGCATCTCTTCCAAGCAGTCCCTATTCCATGGTGCGATTCTCATTTTTACATTGCTACCATTAACTTGTACGGAAAATGGGTCAGCACGCAAGACTTTATCACCTGTGGGTCTTAAAACCTTTACGCGAAAGCCTCTCAATCTCTTCACAGTATTTTGAGCTGACTCCTTTCCTCCTGATCCTGGCTCTTGCTCAACTCCTACTATCACTCTCACACCATCTGCTTGAGCTGTTTGTCTTATTATCTTTTCTCTTTCGTGGGATTCCCATTGTCCTCGCACCACATCCAGGATCCAAAATATACCTTCAACGTCTTCACCTAATAAAACTCCTGCCGTATAAGCACCCCCATCCTTTGTACCAGCTTTATCCCAAAACCTTACTCTTTGCTTCCATCGTTTAGGAGCCACACTCAATTCAATTCTATCTGTCTTAAACATACCACCACCAAGGGGGACTGGTCTTTGTAGAAACTGACCAGAGTACCCATACATGCCTAAGTCAATTTTATTCTGATTTAGGACTTTACGGGACAGTCGTTCTGCATCCATTAGTCCATCAATATAGTTCCTTATGAGCCTTCTGGGCTTTACTTCCTTTCTGTTACCCTCATCTATTTCTGCTGGGAGACAGATATGGCGGACTTTATATCCTGGCTCTTTACCTTTTGCCACCATATTGGCTGAGGGGTCATCTTGGTGTAGTCTCTGCATTATGAGAATGGTAGGTGTGACTTCCTTATTCACCTTTCTAGTGGGTAATGTTCCTTTCATCCATCTGTTTGCTGACTTCAATTCTACCTCAGATACAGCTTCCGTAGGATTTAATGGATCATCTATGATGATAAAATGCCCATGCATACCCGTAATAGCTCCACCCGTGCCCACAGCAACACGATAACCACCATCCGTATTCACATAGTATGCCTTTGTATTTTGGTCCTCTCTAAGCTGTAAATCACCAAACAGCTCTCGGTATTTCTCGGATTGTATTATATCTCTGCCTTTACGGGACAGATCCATAGCCAAAGCATGGGCATAGGAGCCACAGATACATCTAGCTGTAGGCATGTTTGTCCATATCCATGCTGGGTACATAATGGAGCAGATGGTGGATTTGGTTGTTCCTGGGGATATATTTATGACTAGGTCATAATCTTTTGGTAGACCTTTAAAGACTCTTTCAGCCACTGTTTGTAATTCATCACACAGATATTTAATATGCCAATTATCTGCCATATCTTCAGCGATAATGGTATCCCAGAATCTTAAAACGAAATCATAGAATGAATCACGACAAATGGAAGCCTCTAAGGCTCCCTTGCTGACACTCACCATTTATAGAACTCCTTATCCCTCTTTCTTTTACTTTTAAGAAATATCACACTGCTGACAGGTGATTTTATTACACCTCCTCAGCCACCCATTCTGGCAGATCATCACCACTACCCCCACCACCAAGTTCGCTCTACTGTATAGTGTCATTATCATCGCCTTTCAAAAGCTTGTACATCAAAGACTCTAGAACTCTCATACGCACATTCAGTCTTCCAACATAGTATACAATAAAACCAAGTACCACAAATAATTCAAGTACGAGTATCAACAAACAGGTATCATAAGTCATTTGTAACCCTCCCAAGTATCAGCGATTTGCTGCCGCGTGAACTTTGCTTCCTTCCAATCTCCATCATAAATAATACATAGACGCAAGCGTATCGAGTTAAATCGACAATCAACAGCCCAGTCGTGTTGCCTGAGCGATGGCTCAGTACTCGAAGCAAACCACGCTTCATTCTCATCCATAACTACCCACCACCCAAGCGGGATATGGAGAGGATTGATTTGTGGGACTTGAGCCTGGATTTCATACTCCTCATATGATATAAAAGCTGTACCGGTCATAAAGGTCTTGCCAGTATCACAGTTCGTGATCTGTATGCCTCCATCAACTCTCTTGTAGCAACATCCATTTTTATGCACTAACGTCTTCCCGTCAATCAACGCCTGCCAGCAATCAGTCTGTGTTTTCATTTGTTCTCCTCTAATGGTTTTGCGCCCAATAATACATTTCATCATCTGCTGCGTCGATTGGATCTGTTTCTGTATCGCCATCAAGACAGGCGAGTGAGCTTTCTGCTATCGTAAGAGCTTCGTCTGTGTTAATGCCAGCTTTCTTCCTGAGATGATTTGAAAAAGCTACAACCCAATCTTCTGCGCTTAACATCATTTCTCCTTAAGAAATCTCTTGGCTTACTCATCTCTGCTCCTCCACGGCTTTGCGTCTGGTTAGGTAAACATTCTTTCGCATTAGAAGTCGATTCAAACTTTTTACACCATCCGGGAGACTGCAATCTTCACACCATCTAGCCAAACTCCTCAGCATCTTCTCAACCTTCAGCTTGTAGGCTTCCAAGTAACAAGCATCACAGGACATTTTTCGCTTTACGCCAAGAAACTTTTTTTCACAGTGGCAGCAAATACACAAATACACACCTTCCCTACGCTTCAGCTCTTTCGCAAGCTCTTCCCGTTCATGCTCTTCATCACGATAACCACAAAAACCATCGCCAAGCATTTCAGGTATCTCATTACAATCACCATCAATCGTGCCTTCGGGGATACTGTTAGGCGCTTCTTTTTTAATCAATGTCTTCCTCCTTCAAAAATCTCTCCGGTATCGCTGCGAGTGCGGCGGCTTCGGTTTTGTAGAAATTATCAGATTGTATCTTGCGTGAAAAATCTTTAATAGTACGACAGTAATGCTTGATATAGTATTTATCAATGCCGCATACTGTCATACATGAGGCCTGAAACTCATTGCCGCATTTGCATCTTGGCTTACTCATCGGTTGGCTTCTTTTTGTCTTCTGCCAACTGTTGCTCGTGCAATACATTATCTATGATACTAGGCTCATCGAACTCTAGCATCTCTTCAAAGGTACGGCTGTTATGAAGACAGCCAATACAAGGAGAGATAATGCCCTGCTTATTACACGACTGACACATATCAACAACACTCATCTCTTCTCCTAAAAAGTGGAGGCTGGCTTGGTACATGCAGCGGCAGTCAGCCGCGCTATACTACAGTCCGGGCCTGCGCTACCCCAGCGAGTAAGGTTTGTATTCTCAGAGGATGAGTGCTCTCCACTATCAAAACCAGAATGCTGTTTGGGTCGCAGTTGTATTTTCCTGCCGCAATAAGGACAAAAATTATATTCTTCGTGGTGCTCCCACGTTTTGCTATACTGGACCCTAATACCACAACTTGAAAATAGGGTAGCCCACTCGTTTTCAACATGAACCCACACGCATATTGGCTTACTCATTGGTTATCTCCTAAAACCCAAGAGGTAAATTATCGTATTCCCAGCGTTGTATATTTTCGTCTTCGCATTCGATAAAATAAGTTCTGTCTTCGAAATTATAGATCATGCCTGCCATAACATCCGTACGCTCAAGACGGCCACCCCTTATCACATACTCACCGCCACGCCATGGTGTCGGCTCTTGATCCCGATAGTGCATCCCGTCTTTGCGCCAGATGGTATAGTATTGGATTAGGGCGTTACTGGACAAAATAAAGCATTTCCCGTTCATCGTAATGCTCCCGACAACGTCACCCTCACCGGTCGAAATATATAACATACCGTTGCGGCCATCAACCTCCAAATACATCTCATTCAATTTCTTCTCTTCTTCAGGATTCGCTGTGTTCCATGAATCAATTGCTCGATGTGCTGTCGTCTCGTACTTACTGTAGTTACAGCATCCTGGGCATAAAACAAGATAGCCATCCAAAATACAGGCTATGTCAATATTCTCTGAACTATGACACTCTTTGCACCCGTTAATGTCAATCTCGACCTCTTTGGTTATCATCACTTTCTTTACGGGCATGATCTATTTCTCCTTTTTATTATCAGGGCGAATCAGATAATCCGTGGTTATACGGATTGACAATCCTCACAAACTCTAGCATCATCCATGTCGTCACAATTTGCCCACATCTTGCAATCAGCGCATACTTCACAGTTATGCGCTTCCATTATTTGCTCAATATCATCTTGACTGAGATCACATCTTATTTGTATTTCTTCTTCAGTGAAATCTCCACCCGTTAGCGCCATTACAATATCAGCTTCTGTCACTGTCTTCTCCTCAATGATTAAAATTCCGAATAACCATCAAATGCACCACTACTCCTTCCGAAAACGAACAGCAACACACCGCTCAATCTCACCAGACTCATTGATACGGGTGTGCTTGACTGACAGGCTACCATCAGGCCATATGTAGCCGAGGAAGTCAAGTCCATTAACGCAATTGTTGAGATGGGTATAGTCACAGAGATAGTTAGCTTTACCTTTATATGTTTCAATATCCTCATACTCAGGCGCTTCCACCCTACCCATCGGCTGACTAGCACAGCCGGTTGTATTGTCCATCATCGTATGGGAGCCTATGGAGGTATTTGAAGGTTTCACCTCTTCTTTCTCAGGGTGTGAGCAGTACAGGATGTATGGGTGTAAGTGAGTGACATAACTATTGAACTCACATTTGTCACACGTTTTGTCTCCAGCCTCACAATCTTTCCCATGTGGGCATTGTATCCTACCACCACAAAGGTCTTTTGAGTGGAAATGTACTATCTTCCTACCATCTACCTCCCGCTGAATCACCCAGCCATCAAGAATCTTATCTGTAACTATCACAGGTCTCTTATTAGCGTGGAACCAACACAGGATGCCGTTGACAAGTGATGCGCCCTTACCATGACAAAATATAATATCTCCATCACCTGCAGCCTTTATTGCTTCTTTCAGTGTTGCGTCTCCTTTGATCGTTATTAAATGTTTAGTCATTTTGCCTCTCCTCTACACAAATATATATTCTTTCAGTTCTTTCAATATAAGTATCGCACTCATTACCACAATATATATGAATAAATATAATCTAATTGTAGAAGTGTCCTTTTTTTGTTGTTCCTCCTCTTCATCCGTCCTCTTTGTTGATCTCACTTCCATCCCCCATTTCATCTTTTTCTTTTGTCTCCTTCTCGATAGCAGCCAACAACACTTTCCGCACTTCTAATGGGAGATCTAATTTGTCTAAATCTACTAAAGACTGTTCTATCTTAATTGGGTTCTTCCCTCCCTCTACTACTATCTTAGATTGTTCTGCAAATCCTCGGTGTCTGTGTCTTAATCCTAAATACCATCTGGCATTAAGTGTGGCCTGTTGTATATCTAGTCTTTGGGTTATTGCATGTTGAATGGCATTCTCAGCATGATCACCTACCGCTTCCATCTCTTCTTCCCAAACAGTTCTAATATCTTCCCAGCCTTTCCTTTTCAGAACATCATTCACCACCGACCATGTCACACCCAATCTTTCAGCTATCACAGTCTTCAACCCACCTGACCCTATTATCGCCGCCCTCATCCTAGATTTCGTAATAGTATACCCATATGGTTTCTTAATGGGATCTTTCTTTCTCTCCTTCTTCATTCTTTCACCTTTCATTCATATATCAGTCTTAATATAGGTGGGTCACCTATATTATACACACCATTATCTTACATTGTATCTTAATCCCGTTTATTCTATGTTTCTATATATGTGTTATGTTATTTTATTTCATTTATTTTTATATAGGAAAATACTGTATTTATAGTGTTTTGTCTGTTTGTTCCTTTTTCTTATTTCTTTTTTCAATATTTCACTTTACAAACTTGAATTCTGTGTTATAGTTCTTATAGTTGTTTAAGTTAAGTTTAATTTAAAGGAGAAAGAGATGAGTAATAAAAAAGCCACACCACAGTTCGTAATCAACTCAGTAAGAAAATTAAAAAAACAGAACTTAACAAACCAAGAAATTTCAGACAAACTCAAACTCAAACTTGGTACAATAGAAGGTATTGTTTATTGCCATTGTTCTTAAAGAAGGAGATGAAATGGAAACCAACATTAAAGAAGTACAAAAACGGGGAGCATTGACGGAACGGGTGAAAAGGAAAGCAAAACAGTTATTAGGGTATGAGATACACAACACCGAACTGAGATTAATGCCATATATCATACATGTAATGACCAACAACCAAATACTTGACCCTCGTAAACTAAACCACAGTGACAGAGAGATCATAGATATATGGGAGAAAGCCGGCCACATAAGTTTTGGTATTTCAAGATTGTCTCTGACAGAAGAATTCTGGGACATCATTTGTGAAATTGTTTTTCTTGGTTATGTAGACATAGACCAAATAAACTAAAAGGAACAAAAAGATGAACCAGTTTTTAAAGAATATAAACAAAACATTAAGGGATGAATTTACCAAACAGGAGATACTTACTTATTGGATCATGTTTGGTGTATTAGTTTGTTTTTCCATTGTTTTAGCAATTTTAGATATTTAAGGAAGCTTAAAAATGAAGACAGTAAAAACAATGATTGTCTTTTTACTTCTGCCTGTTCTGTTCTTGGGGGCGGGGTTGAATCAGTTTTTGCTTATGTGCTGGGAAATAGCAGAATACACAGCAGAGGAAATCGAAAAATGGATAAAAGAATAAATGGTTGACCCACATAACATAAACCAACCATCAACCTGTGGTCCTACAAACGCTTATCTGTCTTGGATATCGTTGGTAACGCTTTGGGCTTGTGGTCCAGAATATATTGACTATACCACATTGTTTATGGTGGAGAGGAAAAAAGAATGGCGGCCGAAGGGGACATGTACCTCCTGGTAGCCTACATTCACGTCCCTATTGTACGCCAACAGGAATCGGAGTACGGTTAGCTATGACTCATAGATTCGCTTCGGGGTTATTTATGAGATAGCCCCGGAGTTTTTTTAATGCCATTCCATACTCATATACGAGTGTTTCAAATCTTTTTACTCCTAATCATAAAAATAATGAATTTTATACTTTACAAACTTGAATTCTGTGTTATAGTTCTTATAGTTGTT